TATCGAAAAGATTCTTTGATGATTGATGATTTTACAGATATAAAAAATAATCTAAATAATTTCATTGAAAGTATAAAAATATACGACACAATAGTTATTGATACTATTGGATCAATGCAGGATGCAATAAAAAATTATTTACTACAGATTGATCCATCTCTTGCAAGCAAACGCAAATCTTTTGATTTATGGGCGGCGATGTTGAACGAAACAATGGACTTTTTCAAGTTAATAAAAGGACAAAAAAGAAACATTATTCTAATCGCACACGTGCAAGAAAAAGTGAAAGGCGATGATTTAATTAAACGACCTGTAATAGCAGGGCAAAGCAAAGATCAGATTTATCGATATATGGATTACGTTGGTTATATGTATTTAAAAAATTCAAAAAGAGAACTAACATTTTCACCTAAGGATGATAGTATAGAAGGCAAAAACACAAATAATTATCACGATATTCAAATACCAACATCGATGCCCGACAATTTTTTCGAATTAGAAATCGAAAAAATGTTAGAAAGTATCAACGTACAAAATGCGAATAATATTACTGCACTAAAAGAAATTCAAAAATATAAGGAAGAATTTAATAAGCTTGAAAGTGCAAAACAGTTTAATGAAATACTACCTTCGTTAAAACAAGTGATCAACAAAAATATCATTTGGGAACTTCTGAAAGATAGAGCTAAAGAAGTTGGCATTATATATGATTCAAAAGAAAAGAGGTTTAAATGACGAGACTGTCAGTGACTTTATTAGATAGTTTCAATTCATATCTAAATGATGATATTACTGAAAATGAATTAATTGAACGCATTACGCGGAAATTCGAAGGTAATTATTACACTGAAAGAGGTTCTGCTTTTCACAAAGCAATTGAAAATAATACTGATACGGAAGGTGATTTCAAGTTCATAGGTATAAATCGAGTCATAGAAGCAATTGAAAATTATAAAAATCACGGAATTGCGGAACTAAAAAGTTCAAAGATTTATATAATAGACGGTGAAGAAATTGAAGTAGTTGGCAAAGCAGACTACTGGATGCCGTCATCTATCTGTGAATTAAAAACAACGACTTATTTTAACGCAAATACTTATTTAAATTCCATACAATGGAAATGTTATATGGATTTATTTGACGTTAAAGAAGTCGTTTATATTGTAGCAACACTTGAACCAAATACAAACACTATTAAGGAAATAAACACACTCACAATGCTTTATTACGATCAAATAAACGTAGAAATAAAAGAATTAATCGGATTATTTGTGAATTATTTAAAAAGTAGAGGTTTATATGAATATATTACAAGCAGTAACTAAAATTTATAAAGTTAGTTACAATGATTTGACTAGCAATAGCAGGAAGAGGCAACTCGTAGATGCCCGTAAACAAATCATTGCAAGGTTATATAAAAAGGATGTTATTACATTTCCAGCTTTAGGAAGATTTCTAAATCGTCACCACACTACTATAATACACCATTTGCGTGATCATCAGTATTTAATTCAGTACAATCTTGACTACAAAAAGAAAGCACAACTGATTGATGAATTAATCAATGAAAATAAACTTGATGAGTTATATGAAGATCAATGAAGCATTAAAATTATTAGGTAAAGGGCAAATATATTATCCACAACTTGCCCGGAAAATCGGTATCGAAGAGTCAATCTTCTTAACCTATTTAGGTTATTATAGCAACGACGACGATGAGTTGTTGCGAACAAACTATAAAATTTGCAACGATACGGCGTTGACAAGAAGTCAATTAACTCGCATACAAAGTGAATTTATCGAAAGGGGATGGATTACAAAGCAAGTTAAAGGCGTTGAAAGAATTACTTTTTACAAAATACACTGGGATAAAATAAACAAAGACTTAAACGGAGAAGAAACATCCCCGATCATAAATCCTGATAATGCAAAAACAGAAAACCTAACAATGCAAAAGCTGGAAATCGAACATTACAATGATAGAAAACCTGCTAATGAAATATATAATATCCCAGCAGGTTTTGAAGAAGTTATTGAAAAATGGTTAGACTACAAAGCAAAACGTAGAGAAAAATACAAAAACGAACAACAAATCAAAATAATGATTAATCGATTAGTTAAACTTAGCGGTAACTCGCCAAAAATTGCTAATGAAATAATCGAACAAAGCATTGCAAATAATTATGCTGGTTTCTTTCCATTAAAGGGGAGTAATTATGATAAACGAAATAATAAAGCTTCCGTTGGTTTTGAGCCGCAAGCCGCGGCCAATTACAACGATGAAGATGAGTTTTGAACAATTCGCAATCGAAAACAATTATATTGTTTTCGATAAGGAATTATTTCGAAATTTGGAATTATATATGAAGAACAAGCAAAATAAATATGATAACAACAAAGGTTTGTTATTCATTGGCGGCGTTGGATGTGGCAAAACCGCATTAATGAAATTACTCTCTAAATACGGAACAAAGGTTGGATTAATTATGAACGTTTTAGACTTCGAAAAAATCCCCGAAGATATAAACTATTACACCGAAGGTTTAAATTTATGTTTAGATGATATTGGCGCAGAACCAGATTTTAATATTGAATATGGGAATAAATTTAATATTGTTGAACGAATTATTTATCGTTATTACGAACGAGCATTCCAAGATGGATATTACTTCTGCGGCACAACTAATCTGACGAAAAATCAACTGAAAGAACGTTACTCACAAAGAATAATTGATCGATTAAGAGAAATGGTTAATATTATTCCATTTACAAATAAAAGTTTTAGAAAATAAAAGAGGTACAAAAAATGAGAATTGAATTAAAAGAAAAACAAGGAATTTTATTTAAAAATTCCTACAAGCAAGAAGGTGATAACAAACCTAATTACAAAGGATTTATCAAAATCGAAGGAATTGAATACGAACTTGCAGTGTGGAAATCAAAAAGCGGAAAAGCATACAATATTAGAATCCAAGAAAAATATCAACCATCCGCAGAACTTCACAAACCAAACGAAGTAAACAAAGTAAATGTAAATGAAGATACTGTAACACATTTAATAAATGAAATTGATGAATTATTTTAAATAAAAGGAGGAAAAAAATGAATTATCAAGATTTTAAAATATTACAGACTAACTCTCACAGAGCAGAAGAGATGATGATAAATAAAAAAGCAAAGGAATATTCAACCGATGAAGATCGTCTATTGAATTTCAAGGAAACGGCGGAAATGATGCAAACCACACCAGAATGGGCTTGCTGGAATTTAAATACTAAACACCTTCAATCAATCAGGAAGATGCTTGATGAAGAGCATTTGACGAAGGAATATATTGACGAAAAAATTGGTGACGCAAGAAACTATCTATTACTGTTGAAAGCAATTTTATATGAAAAACATAATATAATATATTTTTAATTAAAAGGAGTAAACTATGTACAAACTTAATGAAATTGAAAAATTTGAACAAGAGATTTTTGAAAGTGACAAAGAACTTTTAAAAGTTGCTTTCAAAAACTACATCAAAGATATTGAAAAAAAAGAAGCCAAAAAAACCATAAAAATATTGTTTTTCGGCACCTCTGTTTTACTTATTGTCTTTGTTTTAGTTTATCATTTATTTGCAAAATGATTAGTCAAAACGAAGAACTTAGTAAAATAAAAAATAAATTAATTTTTTATTAACATAATAAAAAGGAGTTAAAAATGAGAAAAATTTATATTTCAGGAAAAATAACCGATCTCGACCCGGAGGTTGTAGAAAAAAATAAACAAAAATTTTACGATGCTGAAAATTTTCTAAAAGATAAAATACCAGATGCTATAATTTACAATCCCGTTGAAATAGGGCGAAGGGCGGATGATTATATTGACTATTTGACTTATAGACAAATATTATATTTAGTTATGGATTATCTTTGGCAAAGTGATACAATCTATATGTTAAAAGGATGGGAAGAGAGTCCTGGCGCACAAGCTGAATATGCTTTAGCAAAAGCGATAAAATTGGAAATAATATATGAATGCAATGAACTATAATAATAGCAAAACATTATTGCTTTTATCAAAAGAATACGAAATTGTGGAGGAATTTAAATTCCATCCCACAAGACAATGGCGTTTTGATTATGCAATACCGGCTTATAAAATTGCAATTGAAATCGAAGGTGGTGTGTGGATTAACGGTAGACACACACGTGGTTACGGAGCAGTTAAAGATATGGAAAAATACAATCAAGCAGTTTTATTAGGTTGGCGATTACTTCGATTCACACCGCAACAATTTAATAATGGCGATGCTTATTATTTAATTAAAGAATTAATAAGAAGGGGGGCAAAATGAAATTAAAATTACTTGAAAATATTAAAATCGAAGATTTAAACCCCGATGCAAGGTTACTTGCCGATACATTTGGAATTGATATTGTCAAAGAAATGATTGAAAAGTTTGGAGGAATGTATATTTACATACCGCGTTACACTGGTTTGCATAAAGCTATAAAAAGATATATTCGCGATAATCCTGGCAAAACAGCCAGTGAATATGCGAAGGAATTAGAAATTAGCATAAATGTTATAAATCGTCTATTATCTATGATGTAAAAAATTTGCTTAAATAACTTAACATTTCAACCACATCGCTCTTTGTTAAAGTAATAAAAGGGCGTGGTGGTATTTTAATCGTTGCTTTATCGGTACGGATAGTAGCACCGAATTGATGCACTGCGCCATAAATACATCCAACACTTATAACTATTTTATTTTTGCCGTTGACGTTCACTTCGATTGAATTGTAAAGTTGTTGTGTAGCACGGATCAAAGTTGGTTCTAAATCATATCCTTTTCTTACATAACTTTTTTTCGTTGATGCTGCAAGTGGTGTCCAACGTTGCGTACCGCCATCGAAAAGACCTGTACCGCGGCCGTTCCAACGTCCACGTTGCATAAAGTTTTGATCGATATAAGCACGGATTAAAGCTGCTAAAACCTTAAGTGCAGGTGTTAAATCTTTATTAACAATGCCTTGAATAGCTAAATTTAATTGCTTTATTAAATCATCCATTTTTGGATTCAGATTTTTTTAAAAATTCATTTAATGCTTTTTGTATTTTAGCTGTATATTTTTTCACACTCGGTTTCCAGGTTTTTAACGGGCTGATTTGAAATTCTTTTGATTTGTCTAAAAAACTCAAATCCGGGTTAGTAGGTTTTTCTTTTGTTGGGAATAATTTACAACCACAACGGAAACCACTCGGAGGATATATTTTATCTAAAACAGGATCGTCTAAACTGAATACGTGATTATGAAGCAAAGAATGATCGTGTCTTTTTGTTTTTCTTTCAATTTGGATATATTTTACATTTGGATATAATTCTTTCGTTAACATTAATTGCTTGTAACGTCCTTTAGCTTGTGCCATTTTTACGTTCGTATCAAAAATAATTTGTAAACGACTTGTATTTCTTCCAGTCCAACCCGCATTTTGCATAGCTTCGACTAAACCTCCGTTAATCGCATTTTTCTTAAACTCGTCAAAACCACCACCGCTTTCAACGCTTTTTATAATGTAATTAATTATTTCTTGCAAAACGTCCGCACTCATTACTTTAGCAACGGTAAAAGACTTATCGTGTGCTTCTTTGGAAAGATCGTCCCAATTTACACTCACTTTAATTTTCTTAGCTTTTTTCTTTAAGTATTTTAAAGCTTCGGAAGGTGGTTTTTTAAATACAATTTTGAACGGATCTTCGAACCGCCATAAATCAAATTTAGGTGGTTTTTTGTATCGTTCGTAAAATTCTAAAAGATAATTAGACATTGATTATACCACTCCCTTGTGCTAAAAATATTGCATTGCTTAAATAACTTTCAACCTCTTGTGTTGGTAGACCCGGATATAGATTTTCAATTTCATCGATTATTTCGTTCAGTGAAGTGCCTTCTTTTATTTTTTCTAAAGCTAAATTTATAACTTTATCAGCATACTCATTTAACGTATCTATTTTTTTAGGTGTTTCGGTTTCTGCGAAAGCTGGTGCTGTTGCTTTCATTTTAAAATCTTCGTCACTTAATCCATAAGTCTTTTTAATATAAGTATCGGTAAAATCTACTATTTGACTCAATATTTGATCCCGTTGTGCGACTATCATATCAACATCGGTTTCTTCATAAAGTCTTAAAATCGGATAAACGCCATCGGAGTAATTAAAATCAATAAGTAATCTTATTATTTCGTTTAATGCTTGTTCAACCATTGATTTGTCTGCATCTACGATATCTTTTCGTATTTGTAAGTGAGTTTGACTCATTGCATAAGAACCTTTTTCACCTTGTTCTGTAGTTAAAGTTTGGGATAAAATTGTTTTTGATATTTCTGAATTTAAAAAATAAATAAAACCTTCAAATAAAGATGAAGCAGAATTCCTATCTACTTCAAGTGTAGATATATCGAATGTGGAAGTAGTTGCAATCGTGAAGTTTCTTTTTGCGTCTTGAAGTAATTCATTTAATTTTTCTAACTGTTCAGGATTAACATTCGTCTCAGCTTTGCCGATTAAAAACGGTGAACCATATTTCTGAACGAATTCTGCCCATAACTGCATCGCACCTTTTTTGTAAATATAAGGCCGTAAACAATTACTTAATAAAGCGTGTCCATAAGGATTATCATACGTTGCATTATGCCTTATTAAGATAAACTTTTTATTTGGTACTAGTTCATATGCACCGTTGGTATAATATCTTAATCGCCCTTTATTGTCAAAATCAAACCAATGTGGTGGTTTGCCGATAACATTATTTAAAATTACTTTGCCATCTTGAAAATCCCAATATAATTCCAGTGGTTTGTAGCCATACAAAGGTGCGTCTAACATTTCACTAATTATGCCTTTTAAATCTAATCGAGAAAAAGTTTCATAAATAAATTCTTGCTTTTCTTTGTCATCCGTCAGTATTTCATACTCCATTGCTAACACTGCTGATTTTCTACTTTGAACGACTGAAAATATATGCGGATCATATAATAGATTAGACAAATCTGCTAATGTATTTCCAAGATCTTTCAATACCTTATTCGCATTGTCAATTATTCCATCATAAGCAATTAGTGTATTATTAGAATTCAACGTTGCAACAGCTCCGATAGGTACGTTGTCTTTATAAGCAACTTTGTCTTTTTTGAATAAATTAAATATATTCATTTTTATACCTTGTAATAATTATTTTCGTGTATTTTAGGTTTATAACTTAAAAGACTTTCAAAGTTCGAGATTGTTTTTGAATATTCTAATGCCTGACTAAGCGAGTCCACGAAGTCATCGTGCACGTCAAAAGGAAAATTTATCAACTCCGATATTATATTTGTATCTAAATTCGAAGGAAAAAAGACTTTGCCATTTTCAAAAAGATTAGAAACAGCGTGCAATCGTGTAACTTTATCAGCGATAGGATTAACTGCGCGGACCGGCAAATTTAATTCTTTTAAACTTTGAATTAAAGGTTCACCAGATGCTTTTTTTTCAATCAAAACAATTGACGGATTAAATTTCAAGAATAAAGATTTTGCGTTTCGTAATAAATCAGGAAAATTTAATTTTTGTCTATATACATCGATTAAATAATTGTTGCCATTGACTATCTTCCAAGTTGTGCAAACAGAATAATCATTTTTTTCTTTATTATCAAAAGCAGTGTCCCAACTTTGAATTATTATACCCGGTGAATTATTTTCTTCATAGAATTTCAACCAATCATAATTGATTATTTGATTTTCTGAAATAACCGGCGATTGTTGATATAAAGCTGCAAACCAATAAGAACCTATTTGTTTTTTAATTTCTAATAAAGTTTCGAGTGGATAACGTTCTGGCCACAAAGCTTCACCTTGTTCGTTTATTGCAGGAAAATTAATTATATCCCAATCACCTTGTTTTAGAAATCGACCTGCTAAATCGTCATAATGCCATCGTGTCTGAATCACTATTATTTTTGCATCGGGATTTAAACGAGTGAAAGCAGTTGAATTGAACCAATCAAACGTTTTATCTCTATAAACTCTACTCATCGCCTCTTCTGAATTCTTTACGGGATCATCAACGATAAACAAGTCAGCTCCTTTGCCAGTTATATCACCACCTACACCTGTTGCGTGCATTCTTCCGCCAGCCTTTGTCTCCCAATGGCCTTGTCTATCTATTATTAAATCATCTCTGTAATAAGAATAAACTTGTTTTGCTTTGAAAGACCACGATGTTGCAAAACTCGTTGCATAAGAAGTCAAAATTATTTCTTTATTCGGATAGTTTAAAAGATACCAAGCTGGCAAATATTTGCTAATAAATTCACTTTTTCCGTGTCTTGGTGGAAATGTAACAATCAATTTAGATTTTTCTTTTGAAAAAAGTAATTCAAGCACCCGTTTTTCAAGTTGTTGAATATGTACAGGTGTTTTATACTTGCCACGGCTATATATTTTTGCCAGATTACTTGGTATGTTTGCTATCTTCTTCAATATAGGTTAAATTATCCAGATTCTTAGGAATTGTGAAATTCGTAAAATCGTTTTTAATTATGATTTGTTCACGTTCCGAGTAACCACGATGTTTGCCCTGCGTTTTTAAATAAAAGATGATAGCTGCATTATCATTATTATTGATATTTTCTAACAATTTGCTTTCTGCAAAATCTAAAAGACTTTCACGTTCTTCTTTGATAGCTTCTTCAACCTCAGGGAATCGTTCTTTGTAATTGTAAATAGTTGCGGACGTGCATTTTAATATCTTTGCAGCTTGACTAATAAATCCCCGCGACTTCTTAATTGCTTCAATTACTTGTTCTTTTTTAAATTTCAATTCACTTGCCATTTTAACACTTTATATATTTAAAAAAACGATTTAAAATGGAACGTCTTCTTTTGCACTTGGAGTGTACGATGGAGTTTTAGACACTCGTTTACTTGCTTTTGACTTGTAATTGCTATTTTTTGATTTAGATTTACTTACTTTTATTTTTTCTGAACCACTTGCCATAGTTTCCTCCCATAAATACTTTTATTAATTGTTTTATATTTATCAATTATTTCCATTTGATATTGATAATTAAAATCGTAAAGTTCTTTATTATTTTCTATCATTATTTGTTCTAATGCTGCTGAAGAACGCAGATTTGCTGATCCGTGTATAACGATGTAATGGTGATTTGTTGTTTCGAATAGTATCATTTTGCAGTGTGTACCGGCAAAAGCTACTTGAAATCTGTTATCGAAATCTAAGCGTTCATACAAATATTTTATAATACCGTTTCGTTCGTGAGCATAAAAATACTGACTTAAAATTAGATTAAGTTCACCGATGTAATTTTTTTCCATTAATAAAGCTAAACTGTCAATATTATCTTCGTTTAATGATAAAGATGAAATAATAATTTGTTCGGCACGTACGTTTTTCGATACAAGCAATGCTTCAAGAAAATCACCAAAAATAAATGAACCATTTACGATAGCAAAAATTCGTTCATTTTTATCTAATGTAATTTGTTTTGCTAAATCGACTGCATATTGAAATTTAAGATTTTTAAGTTCAATTTCTTTATCTAACTTAGGTTTAATGTAACGTGTATCGAAGTTATCTGCAATAGACAAATCAGAAAATTCCAATCCTTCAAAATCTAAATCAAAATCTAAATTCAAATCTAAACTATTAATATTAAATTTTTTTCGAGGCATAATGTTTTAACCTTCATACTTGTTATTATTGATAAAGACTTCTAAAGTACTATCAAGTTCCAGCATTCGATCAATTATTAATTGACAAAAAACTGGATCTATTTCCATACCGTAGCATTTTCGATTGAGTTGATGAGCGGCAACCATTGTAGTGCCAGAACCTATAAAAGGATCTAAAATAATTTTTGCTTGTGGTAATAGATTAATTGCTTTTTCGACTAATTTAACCGGAAATGCTGCGTGATGTAATTTGTAAGAAGATCCCTCATTTCTCACTTCCCAGAAATTGTATTCTGTTGTATTTGGAATGCCTAATCTTTTATTTTTATTATTCAAATCCGTTTTAAAAACAAAAATGGGTTCCCAAACTCTTGTTAAACCGTATGTGGTATTAGCTACAGTGAATTGTTTTTTCCAGCAAATCACTTCATTGAGATAATCCAGTCTATTTATAATTTGTTTGATAAATTCATTTCTGGAATTCGCATTATAGTTAACATTCCAAAAAATAAAACCATCTGTATTTAAAAAACATAATTCTAAAACAGATGAAGCAAACTTAACATACTCTTCACTCGGCAAATCATCTTTATAATTAACATACATTTTAACGTCTTTATCAGTGCATACCGAAACCGCATTTCCATTATTATAAGGAGGACTTGTAAATACCATATCCGCCTTGACACCATTCATAAGTTTAGCAAATTGTTCACTATCCGTA